TTTGCTGACAGCAAGCTCACAAACAGCAGATGCTGATGCAGAGGATTATTTGCTTCTCGCTAACACAGAATATGAATTTTCCGTTGGCACAGGAGTTGATAGAATATCTCTTTTCAATAACAGTGGAGGCGCAGGCTTCGCACACATCATGTTAATGTACTAAATGAGACTTAGATAGTTAAAGGAAAAGTATGAAGTTAGTTTATTTGTTGCCAAGTTTAAGGGTTAGTGGAGCAACAATAATATACGAACAGGCTGATAGATTGGCCGAGCTTGGTCATGATGTCCATATAACCTCACTAGATGAATTGGTGGGTATTGATTTGTACCCATTTAAAATTATTCCTCAGAAATTACAAGATTCCCTCAAGGACTTCGAGACAGCAGATGCAATTATTGCTATGAATGCAGTCTGTGCTTTTTACATAAATGATTTAGAAACTCAAGCTAGAAAATACTATTTACTCATTAATGAGGAATTTAGTTTTTATCCAAAAGAATTATTCAAAGCTAAATATAAAAACCTAGATGATGACAGAATTAAAATAGAAAGAGATGCTCAAAGGAAGTATCTTGAGGCATCTTATAATTTAAAATTACGATACATTGTTACCAATGATGATCTGGCCGCAATGTTAAAACAATTTGGCAAAAAAGCTGATGTGGTCCCTGTTGGAGTAAATCCAAAACTATTTTATCCTGACGTGGGCATTATTAAGGGAAGCAAGCCAAGAATAGTTGTAGAAGGCTCCCTTGCTCCATGGAAGGGCATAAAAATTATCAATAGAGCGTTAACAGAGTTTGCAAATGAATTTGAATTATGGAGTATAAGCGATGGTCCAGCTCCTCTAAAATCAGACAAGCACTGGAGAAACCCAGATTATCAAACTGTACGAAAAATTTTATCCTCAGCAGATATTTTGATAAGAGCCTATTCAGAGGATGGTGTTGCAGAACTTCAAGCCTGGGCTATGGCTTGTGGTTGCGCAGTGCTTACTACAGAGACGTCTGGAACCAAAATGTTCTGTGACGACACGAACTCTGTTATAGTTAAGGCAGGTGATTATAAACAGCTAACCAAAGAGCTGAAATCACTAATTAAGAGTAAAATTAAAAGAGAAGAGCTTATAAGGAACGGCCTAGAAACCGCTAAAAAGCTCAACTGGGAATCATCAATTAAAGTTTTAGAATCAGTTTTAAAAGGAAGGAGATCTCATGGCGGGAGAAGTTCACAAACCAAATAGACTTAAAATATTATTTATACCTCGAGACAACAAAGGTTGTGGGTTTTACCGTATGTTGGTTCCTGCTAACGAGATTAAAAGACAGGACTTGGCTGACGTTGTGGTCAACTTTGGTTGGGACTGGAAAATGGTTGAATGGGCTCATCTTATAGTTGTCCAAAGGATGACTGATATTGAGGCATACGAATCGTTTGACCAAGCACATTCAATTGGTAAAAAGATTATCTTTGAGATAGACGATTACGTTAATGCTATTTCACCAACAAATCCCTCATTCGACTTCTGGAGTCCTTTTGGACCAAACTATGCACGCTGTCTAAAAAATATGCAAAAGGCAGATGCAATGCAGGTAACAACAGAAAGGCTCAGGAATGAATACGCCCTCTGGCAACCGCGCATAGAGGCTCTACCGAATTGTTTAGATAAAACCCTTTGGGATATACCCGCATGGACAGCCACCCACTGGGATAACTATTACAAAAAGAAAAATGATGGTATCATAAGAATAGGATTCACTGGAGCTGCTAGTCACTATGAAGACTTACAGTTGGTTGAGGATGTCATTACGAAGCTCTGTCAGAAATACAACAACGTTCATTTTTGCATGATGGGGTATCACGGAGAGTCTAAAAAAGGCCCCAATCTATTTCAGAATATTCCTAACTCAACGTCGGTATGTCCAAACTGCAAAAGCGGAGGACAACTTGAGAAAATACCAGGCATTGAGTTATTATATTATCCAAGCAAGCTCAAAGAGGCTGCTTTCGATATAGGTATAGCTCCTCTAATTGAGACTGGATTTAATCAGGGAAAAAGTGATATAAAGTTAAGAGAGTATTCAGCGCTGAGTATTCCTGTCGTAGCCACTAGGATGAAGCCATATAGTGAAAGTGTAAGGGAAGGATATACGGGGTTTTTAGCATCTACTGGTAAGGAATGGTATGATGCTTTAGAACTACTTATTAAGGATGAAGGATTAAGGTTAAGACTCGGTAAAAATAATTATCGCTGGTATAAAGAAAATACCATCGACAAACACATTCATAAGTGGATGGATTTTTATAACAGAGTCATAAGTTTTAAGATGAAGTGGTAATGTAAATTACCAAAAAATTATTAATAAGAAAGGAACACCAATATGGCTGCAGATTTTCAATGGTGGGGTTCATACGGAGCCTCTGGCACACCTACAACCGCAGATTTGGGCGTTTCTGGTAACCTTTTTAACTATAAGACAAGTAATTCACTTGCCTCAGCTGCGGACTACACATCGTATCCGATTACAGCAGGTAACAACTCTTATGACGTCTGGTTGAAGGGTCATTTTACAGGAACATTCAATAAAATTCAGAATGGTAAGTTCTGGAAATCAAGCGGAGCTCTAGGAACAGGAGAAACCGTAAAATTCGTCGGTCACACAACAGCTTATGCCCAACCAACAACTGGGGAGAGCTCTTATGCGTCGGCTGACGTACCTACAGCATCACCAGGCTCAGCAAATATATCGTTCGGTGGAGACCTCTCTGGTAATATTACTGGAGTAGGCTACTCTGACTTCATTGTCACACAGTTGCGAACAACAACTGCGGCAGAAGCTGGAGATACCGAAACGTATACTTACACTTTGACCTACGATGAGAACTAAAAATTAGTAAAAGTTTAAGTTAATTAAAGGAGTCATTAAAAAATATGACATATATACCAATACATCCTAATGACAGCACATTCGCTCGTTTGATGAAAAACGCTGCTAAAGCTCTGCGCACAGGAAATAAAGAACTCTTAAAAAAGGTAAAGAAAGAGTTTGCAGGGGATAGAATCAGCTTATTTTTTAACAGCGAAACTGATGTTATTAGGGTGCTCCGACAGGATGCTCCTCCAATCGACTTTCCTGTAAGTCAATGGACGAAGCTACCTAAAGGGGCACCTAAGAAAACCAAATAGTAAAAGTGTTAGTAATTAGGCCGTTGCAATACAATGTCGCCGAAATTCGGAGGAATACAATCCTATGGCCAATAAAATAACTGGGAAAACAACAGACCCTAAAGAAAAAAAGGCTCGTGCGGAACTCCACTATGAGTGGTTAGCAAAGTATCATGATGATACTGAACTGAGACAGTACGACGATGAAAAGGGTCTGGTTCACCATTTTGGACACATAGACCGAGAAAAGGTCGTGGAGTTCATCATTGAATCTACAAAGGCGGAGAAGCAATTCACCGTCGGTGTTAATCTAAAAACTGGTCTGTTCAGTATAGAAGGCCGAGAAGTAAAGCAGATTAATGATGGCAAAACGAATATTCCACTTGGTCTATTTTTAGTTAATAAACAGGTTGTATCTACTTGGGGAGATAAAGCAAAGCTAATCTTTGTACGCCACGTAAGACGTGACTTCATAATGGGTGAGGGACGTATGGGTGTAACCATGACCTACGAGTTAGGCTGGGAAGCCGTCGTAGATGGTAAACAAGAGAAGCATACTATTATCGTCGATCACCGAGGTCATCTCGGACTCCCTATTACCCTCGAACAAGAAGGCTTCAAGACATTGTAATTCCCTAATAATTAGGCAGCGGCCATATAAGGCTTAGTTTAAGGCCATGACATTATTCATGGTTTTTTAATTAAGCCTTTTTTATTTAAAGTTGTTTTTTTATTATGGCTACTTACTACAAACTACTAAAAGAAGATGGTGATTATTTACTCCTAGAAACGGAAGATAAGATTTTATTGGAAAATTATTTTTTTGTAACTTGGACAATTGGTGCAAAAGCTAGAATTCAAAAATCAAGAACAAAAACTCTTACTGCTAAAGCTGATATAAAAGCCAGCCAAATAGAAACAGTGACGGCTAAAGCTGCTTTAAAACGCTCTGCCTCAAGAACAATATCAGCAATTTCTAGGATTGGAAGGGGTTTTGAGCAAACTATCGATTCTAAAGCTTCAATTAAGCTAGAAAACACATCTACCATAACTGCTTTGGGAAGAATTACTATTGCTGGCACTCAAACAATTTCAGCTCTAAGCAGAATTGAAAAACAATCACCAGCAACTTTAGAAACTAAAGCAAATATTAAGGCAACTCAAACTCAGACAGTTAGTGTTAAGGCTGCAATCCAAAAGACATTTGCTCAAACGATAGAAGCTAAAGGACGAATCCTAAAGGCTTCTACTCAAACATTGACGGCTAAGGGACGAATACAAATCAGTACAAGCCAGACAATATTTGGTAAGGGACGTATTCAAATCGGTCCCACTCAAACAGTAGGTGCTTTGGGCCGCATAGTAATTATATCAACGCAGACTATAGGTGCAAAAGCCAGGATAACTCAAATACTTACACAAACTGTCGAAGCTAAAGCTAGTATAAAAATCGTAGAAATTGAAAGAACCGTCCAAGCAAAAGCAGCAATTCAAGAAACATTTGAAAAAACAATAACTGCTAAAGGTCGGATTCAAATTTCTACTAGCCGAACCATTACTGCCAAAGCAAAAATAATAACACCTTCTGACAGAATCTATGGTGGTAATTGGCAAAGAAAATGTTGGTTTGACGCAGTAAATAATAATCATTGGAGAAGTAGATATAACAGGGATAATGACAAGATTATTTTTGAATGGATTGCTAATGATAATTTAAGTGCTGATAATTGGGTAGAAAATGAAAATGCAAGAATTGATTGTTCGGAATTTCCTGAAAATTGGTTTATTGCTGATTTTACAGTTAGGGGAGCAACAAATGGTATTCCTATAACAATTCACTATTCAGATGGTGTTGATACTTATATTGCAGAAAGTGATGAGGCATCTGCAACAGGTTGGGCTTGGGAAAATACAACTAAAGTATTTGATGGTGTTGTTGATGGTGGAAAATATCAATGGGTTAACTTAGCTTGTGATAGAAACACAAGTGGTTATACCTTATGGGCGACAGCAAGATTTGATGATGATACTAATATTTGGATAAAAGCTAAAGAACAATCAGTTTCGGGTAATATTACAGGATGGGAAGCCTCAGATGATGTAAGTGATACAGGAAATACAGCTACGGTTTATGGACAGTCTGTTAGGTCAGTTGGGTTAGGTGGTGCAAATAAAAAAGATATGATGTTTGTTTGGAAACAAGACGATGATATATATTCTCGTTTCCTTAACTCTGGGATAACGTGGGAAGACATACAGACCGTTTCTTTAAACACCTATGCAGGAAAATCTGCGTTTGATTTTGAACATGGAATAGTTATTGATGAAAACCACTTACACATAGTTTATGTAGATGGAGATAGAACAATAAAGTGGAGGGAAAGAGAAGCAGGGAAAACTGATACTTGGGAAGCTGCTGAAACTTTAGACGACTCTATAAGTCAACATGGTGGTGTAGGAATTGTTCAACATGGAAGTGGATATTTATATGTTCTATGGAAAGACAATAATGATATTGGTTGGAGAAAACATGACTGTGTTGACGAAACTTGGGATCCAATTTTAACAGAAGATTATTACGAATTTGATGTTGCAGTAAGTGCAGTTGTACCTACTACTTCTTTATGGCAAATACAGACAGCAGATGGCATACCGAGTGATGCTTCAATTCTAGCTAACTGGGCAGGTCAAATAGGAGCAGATAAAAATGGAGTTGGTTGGGGAGTTATTATATATGTTAATCCTAGAACTATTACGGCTAAAGGGTCTATCAAGAAAACTTTGTCTCAGTCGCTTGACTCGAAGGCTTCAATCAAGAGAACTGCCACTCGCACTATATCGGCCTTGGGTAGCTTGGGCAGGCTATTCACTTATAAGGTTGATGCAAAGGCACGAATCCAGATTGCTTCGAGTCAAACGATTGAGGCTAAGGCAAACATCCAAAAAACGTTCACACAAACCGTCACGACTAAGGGAAGAATACAATTTACTTCCACACAGACGATCAATGCCAAGGCTAATATTCAAACTGGTCAGGCAAAAACTATCGACGCCAAAGCTCGCATCCAAAGAATATTCACTCAAACTTTAGAAGCCAAGGGAAGAATTGGAATTTCAGAAGGCGAAACTATTAACGCATTGGGAAGAATCCAAAAAGAATTTTCTCAATCAGTAAATGCCAAAGGGAGAATTCAGGTAGCTGAAGAGCAAACCATCGAAGCTAAAGGTCGAATCACTCGAGCCCTTACACAAACAGTTCAAGCTCGTGGAAATATTGTTACCACTCAAACCAGAACAATCCAAGCTAGAGGAAGAATAACCCATGTGTATGTTCAAACAATAAATGCTCTTGGACGCATTGAAAAGACTTTCTTACAGACAATAGAAGCCAGGGGTAGGATAACCACTACATACACGCAGGAAATTAGCGCTAAAGCAGCAATACTACGTAGTTTTACTCGAACTATCGAAGCTAAGGCAAGAATTACCAGAATTGGAGTACAAACGATTGACGCCAAGGCTGATATTACAAAAACAACCTCTAGAACGATTGAGGCTAGAGGACGAGTTGGTATTGCGGGTGGACAATTAATAGGCGCTAAAGGTGACATTAAGAAGACTCAAGAGCAAACCATTTCTGCAAAAGCAGCAATAGCCAGAATTTTTACTCAGACTGTTTCCGCTCTAGGACGTATTCAAATCTTGAGTACACAGACAGTTGAAGCTCTAGCAAATATTGTATCTACACAAAGTCAAACAATAGAAGCTAAAGGTCGCATCACAAAAACGTACCAGCAAACAATTGGTGCTAAAGCTTCTATTACCAAACTAACGACACGAACTATTGAAGCCAGGGGTAGGATTCAGCTTGTTTCTCAACAAACAATCAGTGCCAAGGGTGACATCACTAAGACAGCAGAAAAAACTATTGAAGCCCTGGGTAGAATCGGTGAAGCTGGGGTAAGCCAGGCTATTGAGGCTAAGGGACGAATCACCAAGATTCAAACTCAAACTATTGATGCTAAAGGTAGAATTACCGTTTCCACATCACAGACCATAGATGCCAAGGCCAGAATTAATAGAGTTGAAAGCTCCACCATTGAGGCCAAAGGTAGAATTACAGCCTCTGGGCAACAAACAATAGGCGCTAAAGGTTGCATCCAGATAACTAACGAGCAAACGATTGATTCTAAGGGTCGTATCCAAATCAGCAGTATCCAAACAATCAATGCACTAGGAAGAATTGACATAGCTGGAGATCAAACCATAGATGCAAAAGGAAATATCTATGGCGCAGCCCAGCAGACTGTGAGTGCAAAGGCAATAATTAAAGGTTCATTCATTCAAACAATTGAAGTAAGAGGACGAATTAGTATTGGACGCACTGAAGCCATAGAATCTAAAGCTCGCATAACAGTTACTCAATCACGAACAGTTGGTGCTAAAGGGAATATCTACGGTACAACAGCACAAACTATCACTGCTAAGGGACGAATTTCTATCCTAGTAATCCAAACTATACAATCAAAAGCTGATATACTAAAATCAATAAGTAGAACAGTCTTTGCAAAAGGAGCAATTGCTACTTATAGAGTAGTTGATATTATAGATCAGATCCGAGATCAAGATTTAATAGATGAACTTACTTATGTTAAATCTAGAACAACAGCGGTATCGTATAATAAAGTAGATGCAATCAACATAGTCGACGAAAGAGTGAAAGTTGAAGGAGTACAAAGTTCTAGAGTTCAAGTTATTAATATTACCGACCTTAGCCGAGTAATCAGAACCAAATGGGTTACTACAAAAGCAAGGATTAGGAGGTGAAATGATTGACCAAATATTTAAAAATACAAAAAAGCGGGATAAAAAATGGTGCAAAAAAATTAGTATTGCTAAAATGGGTCATAAGCATTCTCAAGAAACTATAGAAAAAATAAGAAAGAAAGCATTAGAAAGAAACAAAAACCCTGATTTTATAAAAAAATTGTCTGAAGCACATAATGGATATAAAATGCCCATTAAACAAAAAAAGAAAATAAGTCAGGCTTTAAAAAAAATTCCATTCACCAATAAAAAGAAGAAACAACTTGAAGAAGCTAGAAAAAAAAGAAAATTTGATTTAGATACAAGAATAAAGATGTCTAAAGCATCAAAAAAGAAGTGGGAAAATAAAGAGTATAGGGAATATATGCTAAAAAATAACAAAGGTTTGTTCAGAAAAGATACAGTACAGCCATACACATATATAAACAGAGTAGTTCCGAACAAACTAGAAGAAAAAGTTTTAACTGTAGTTCCTAGTTGTGTCGAATATGTAGGAAATGGAAAACTTTGGATTTCCGTAATAAACGGGAACAAAAATCCAGACTTTGTAGTACGTCCTTTCTCAGAAACTAAAAAAATAATAGAGGTTTTTGGTGATTACTGGCATAAGAAAAAAGAAGAAAAGAGCATAATAGAAACTTATCAACAAGTAGGAATAAAATGTATGGTAGTCTGGGAACATGAGATCCATGAAAATATTAGAGATGTACAGGAGAAAATAAATTGCTTTACAGATTATAAACAAGGAGGAAATTCATGCTAGACCAAATCTTAGCCAATACGCAAGATTCCATAGAAGTTGACATTTATTATAATAATGTTCTAACTGCCCCCGACTCAATCAGTATTCGAGAAATTAGAAACCCAAATGGAGTCGTTATTCTTACAAGCCAAGCAGTTACAGCAGGCTCAACAACAGGTAGGTATGAGTATGAGATGGACTCAGCTTATACAGCAGTCCTTGGAGTTTATACTGCTATTTGGCGTTTCGTTATTAATAACGCAACGTATGAGCACACACAATATTTTGAAGTCGTCTCTTCTCTGAGACAGGGCTATATAACACCTTATGAAGTGAGACAAAAATCTGTCTATCCAGGAATTACTGACACCGCACCAACTGATGCGGTATTACAAAAATATATCGATAAATCTACAGCCATAATGGATAGCTTCTTCGGAGATTCAATTAACTATGCCATTTACACTGAAAAAAGACGTTGTGTTTTAGACAAAGTTCACAATGGCATTCACGTTCAACTATCTCATAGACCAATTGTTGACCTTACCAGCGTTCAATTAATGCAAGGGCCAACCAACACTTTAGACCTTGATGTAGATTACATCAGGATAAATGAAAAAGCTGGATACCTTGAGTATTTCCAAGATATAAGCGTACCAACCCTAAGAATCTGCACCTTTGACCCAACAGCAACCCAGATAATTCCAGTAGCTACGGTGGTTTATACCGCAGGCTATGTAACTGTGCCTGATAATGTCAAACAAGCAGCAGCAATGTTAGTAGAATATCTATACAAACAAACTCAAGGTGACGATGTTCAGCTTGTCAGATTTACAATTCAAGATATTACCGAACAGTACAAAACATCTAAGGTTGAAGAAAGCGCTATGGCAGAGTTAGGAATTGGCAACGTACAAGCAATATTAAAATTATTACGACCATACAGACAACCATATAAGACGCTAGGCTTTGTAGGCCCACTTGGTTGATGTCCTATAATATTATGAATAAAAACCTAAAAAGTAATAGAAACGAAAACATAAATAGAAGAACTTCCTGGAACAAAGGTAAAAAACTTTCTATTGAACATAAAAAGAATCTTAGCTTAGCACACAAAGGAAAAATATTTTCAGAGGAACATAAAGTTAATATTAGTAACTCGTTAAAAGGGAGAATCATTAAGTGGAATAAAAAAATAAGTGATTCCTTAACTGGTAGAAAACTTACAGAAGAACAAATGAAACATATAAAAAAACTGGCTGAATCACGTAAAGGACACCCACTTTCTGAAAAAACCAAAAAAAAGATAAGTGAAAAGTTAAAAGGAAGAATATTTAGTAAAGAAAGAAATAGAAAAGTAAGTGCATCATTAACGGGGCGTAAACTTTCCGAGCAACATAGAAAAAAAATAGGTGAGGCTACTAAAGGACGAAAGCACTCAGAAAAAACTAAAAAGAAAATGAGTGAAGACCGTGGGGGAGATAAAAGCCCTAGTTGGCGAGGTGGTATATCTTTTGAGCCTTACACACCAGAATTTAATAGTACTCTAAAAAGAAAAATTAGGAAACGGGATAATTATACCTGTCAACTTTGTGACAAAACTGAAAAAGAAATAGGAAGAAACTTATCAGTTCATCATATTGACTATAATAAGAAAAATTGTAAAGAAAGTAATTTAATAACTCTTTGCCGTGGCTGTAACGGTAAAGTAAATTATAATAGATTAGATTGGATGAATTATTTTAGAGATAAATTAAAAAACTTATGAGCATACACAAAATACCCAAGCGTTTTTTAACTACCAAGCTATATATATATCGGCAAAATACTACCATTGATGACGTAGGAGATTACGATGTGGTTAAGTCTCTTGCCTACGGCGCATTAGACGCTAATGTACAACCTCAAACGACTGACATTGATTATAAAATGGAGGGCGTTGTACATCGACAAACTCATGCTGCTTATATCAACAGATTCGAATCAGGAGTGCTAACAGAAATCAGACCAACAGACGTAGTTATTGACATGGAAACTGGATTAAATTGGATGGTTCTTGGTATTCAAAATTTACAGGCTGCTGAAAAAACCATTTCTGACAGCCACCATATTAAAATTATTTTAAAACAAACAACTGGATATTTCGATAAAACTAAATTTAATACAGTTACATCGAAAGCTAAAGTAGTATAGAAAGGCTCAAAAGTGAAATTAGGGCTATCGCTATCTGGAATTAATCAAACGATTAAAAATCTAGAATCGGTTGGATTCTTATTGCAAACTGACTTTAAGAGTGAGTTAATTCAACAAGGTAAATCCCTCAGAGATAAGGCAAAAGAGATTTTAGCTGATGAATCACAAAGAGAAACAGGTCAAAAATATTGGACTGGAAAATTGCAAGACTCTATTCAAATGAAAATTAATCAAGAAACAGGACAAATGGTTGGAATTTCTGTCGGTCCAGACATGAGAACAGCGCCATACGCCGAATATATAGAAGTGGGTCACTTTATTCATGGTGGCTTTTATGGAACTAAGGGTAATTGGTGGGAGGGTTATCACTATATGGAAAAAGCCTATATAGAAATGAAAGATGAAATTCCTGCTAAAATAGCAGAAACATTAAAAGTCAGTCTTAACAGATTTGCTAGAAGTGCATCCAAGAGAACGGTGCACAAGACAACAAGAAGATTTGTTAAGGGATGGGCAGGTTATAATTAATTATGTCAACATATACAAAAAATTTAAGATTTCTAAAAAAAGCAATATTTAGTAAATTAAATAATGATACTGCATTGAGGACTTTGCTTGGTGGTATCGGGAAAATATATCACAGACAACCTCCAAGAAATGCTAAATATCCATGCGTGGTATATTCTGTCATCGTAGATCAGGATAATCCTTTTGATGACAGCAATACCACGGGTGATGTAACTAAAGCATTTATTCGAATTACTATATTTTCTAAAAGTGAAAAAACTGAGGAGTCAGATAATATAGAAGCCAGGGTCAAACAACTCCTAAACGGACAGCGTACTTTGGACACAACAGAAGTAATTTGTTATAGTTGTTTTAGAGAAAATTTATTAGAACCAAGAAGAGACCCCGACTCAACAGTCTGGATTACCCAGACACGCTATAGAACAAGTTGGGCAGTAAAATAATAAAGATATAGTAAGGAGGTAATTATGGCAGAACCAGTAAAAGTTACACACAATCCTAGGGGTCAGCAAATCAGGAAGCCATCATATCTTCTTGAGCTAGAAGCTAAATGGAAGAAATGGACTGGGATTGATGATAAAGATGCCTTTGAAGCCATAAAGGATTTGTCTGGAGACTTATGGGGTGAACTAAGAAAACTGGAGGCTCAACTTTGCAAAGAGATTGAGAATAGAGAACTTCCAGAAGATTTCAAAGAGTTTACCAAGGCAAGAATCCGTGATACTTGGAGGGACATCATTGGTCATCAAAAAATTGGACTAGACAAGCTTTGCATAGTGGTTCGAAAACATTTAAAGGAGGAAAAATAATATGGCTAAAATAAAAAGAAAACGCTATTCTTCCAAATCTAAAAAAACAGATAGATCTAAAAATACAGAGAATGTAGAAACAAAGGCAGTCGTTAAATTACCTGAAAACGAGGTAAGAGTCGTCTCTCGTCCAAAGAAAATTGTTCGAAGGACTACCAATTTGGATAAACCTAAAGTATTATATAGGAAGATAGTTTATGTCGGCACCGCCGACAAATCTACTGTTAGAGGAGCTGTAACAGGTAAAAAATATACATTCACAAAAGATAAGTATAAAATGCCAGTAGCGACTAATGTAGATGAAAGAGATTATTCAGGAGTCATAGCATTAAGAGGAAAAGGATGTGCTCGTAGGGACCCACAAGCATTGTTTATAACAGAACAAGATTGGGACCTAGAAATTGCAGAAGCAAAACGAGCCAATAGTTAAGAGCCATAGGGTCAGAAAATTATTAATATATAGAAGGATTCAACTATGGCAGTTACAACCACAAACATCAATGTTTCAGGTGCCGTGGTCAGACTGGGAGGAACCGTAATATCAGATACAGGTAATCTGGATTGGTACGACGTAAGCCCCCAAGGAACCGATGTCGGATGCACTACGGGAGGAGTTACAGTTAACTACTCTCTAGACCTATCTGATATCTTCTGTGACCAAAACACCGTTCCCGTTGATGTTGCTATAACAGGGGAGACAGCCGCCGTCGAGTTCTCAATGTTAGAATCTACAGCAGAAAACATGAAGCTGGCTTTAGCTGACTTCGCTTCGTCGGAAGATGAAGATGGAGTTGCTTACTGGCTTGGTGTGGGTGGAATAAGCACCGTTTCGTTTACCGCCCTCGAGCTTGAGATTACAGATAACGACACAGGTTATCTGACCACTTGGACGTTCTTTAGAACTATCTGTGGTGGTATTGAAACTAACTTTGAGAGAGAGAATCCAACTGCATTTGGTGTTACGTTTACAGCATACGCTGATACATCGCATAGCAGTGGAAAGCAGCTGTTCCAAGTTAGGCAAAATAAGGCTTAACAATGCGTAACACCTCACTTAAAAAGTAAGGAGGTATTATGGCTGAAGCAAATAAACCCACTAAAACTGGGGAAGGCAACAGTGGTAATAAAAATACCGCTGAGGTTATTTTTGGCGACAAAACTTATGAAATCCATAAATTAAGGGCTGGTAAATTCTATGCTGCCCTTAAAGTGTATATGGAGATGATTAAAGACGTTGCTCCAAAAACACAGGTTCCAGGTGAAGAAGCAACCGTTGATTTTGATACGCTAATTGTTAGCATGTTTCAAAGTTGGCCAGAAAAGATGGTGAAATTTATCGCCATCTGTTGCTCAACCGTTGAAATCAAAGAAGGGGAAGATCCCATAACTAAAGAATCAATACTAGAAGACGCTTATCCAGAGCAGATACCTGATTCATTCAGTACCTGCTTAAAGCTTAATAATGTTGCGGAAAACCTAAAAAACTTCGTCGCCCCTATAGGGGAGCTGGGGGCAGGAATACAAGACAAGCCGCAAAACAAAGGATAAGAGTCCCGAGTGTTGATTTTTTGTATTGGTGCTTTGACACACTAGCTTCTCGCTACGGTTGGACCAAGCAATATATGGAGGAATCCTTATATTGGGAAGAATTCTGGGACTTTGTTCTGATGGCTGCAAACTTTATGGCAGATGAAAAAAATGCTGATTTAAAGTTTCACTTCATGCTAAACGCTGACAAAAAATCTGCAAAAAAGTGGAAGGATTTACCTATTCCATTCCCCGCAGATGAAGAAGAAGAGTTGCCTCAAGATAAGAGCGGAATTACTCAATTACCCCTACGTTTAAGAGGGGCGGTATTAAAGGAACAATAATATGGCACAAGTAGGCGAATTACTAATAGCACTGCAAGGAGACTCAAAAAGCTGGTCTAATTCTTTAGATACTGCGGCCAAGGGTTTGCGTAAACTTGTAGCTGAAAGCCAGAAAGCTGGAAAAGATCTTAGTAATTTTAATGCCAAAACAATTAATCTTCTTAAAGGATGGTCAAATGAAGTCGGAGATGCTTATAGAACTTTAGATAAATCTTTGCAGCCAGTTAAACAAAGTCTCGTGGATCAGGGCAAGGCTCTTAGTGTAAATCAAAAGGGAATGTCAACTTTGGCACTAGAAAGCGTTGTTGCTTCTGAGAAGATGAGTGTTTTTAATGATAGTCTTAAAAGTGTCTCAAGTTCATTGTGGTTAATGTCATCTGGTCTTCAACAATTTGGAAGATCAATGTCAATTGCCTTCACAGCTCCTATAGTTGCAGCTGCTACTTTAGCCACAAAATCATTTGCAGATTGGGAAAAAGGCACTGTTTCAATTCAAAGAGCAGCAGAAATCACAAGGAAAGAAGCGGATGCAATTACTGAAAGTTTCATAAAAATTTCACAACAAATTCCAATAACAGTAGAAGAATTACAAAAAGCTGGCTACGCTGCTGCACAGGCTGGCGTTACTGGTGAAAAGGCTATTACTAATTTTGCTAAAGCAGCCGTAATGTTGAGTAAAGTCGGAGGAGATGCTTTTAAAGCACTTCCTGTTGACGATTTGGCTAATAAATTAGCAAAGCTAGGAATAGCTTTTGGAGAAACTGGTGAAAACTGGGAAGAAGTAAATAACCTAGCATCTTCATTGTTGGTAGTAGCAAAAGCAGTTCCTGGTAGTCTTGGAGAAATTGTAGAAGCCATGAGGCGAACTTCTGGAGTAGCGGTAACAATGGGACTATCTCTAGCTGACACAACAGCAGCAATGGGCACTTTAGTGGCCGCTGGTATTCCTGCGGCTCGAGCTGGAACTGAATTTAGTAGAATATTACTAGAAATTGCTCAAAATTCTGAAAAAGTAGGTCAAGCACTTGGATATACAGATGAGAAAATGGGTGAATTTGAAGAAAGAATAGACACCGATATGATGGGCGTTCTTATTGAACTTATCGACAGATACGGACAAGTTGAAGGAAGACTCGATAAAATGACTCACCTTCAAGAAATATTTGGTGAAATTTCACTTAAAGCTTTACTGCCTCTAATTGATAATGCAGACCTGCTAAAAGATTTAATGTCTAGAGCTAATCAGGAACTAGAAAGTGGAGCATTAATTACGGCTGAATTTGCAACCGAAGCAAATAGTTTGTCTGGAACAATACAGGTATTCAAAAATAATTTGGCCGCTCTAGCTGAAATAATTGGTAGAGACCTAGCTCCTTACATAAACTTATTTCTACAATCTGCAATAATGGGTTTAAAAAATTTAATAGGATGGTGGAGAGAACTTAATCCACATGTAAAATTTGCAATATTTCTATTTGCTAGTTTAGCAGCCGTCATAGGCCCGCTGGCACTTATATTAAATACTGTATTCCTCAATCCAATCTCTGGCATAGTAACATTTATAACTTTTCTTTCAAAAGCAAATGCTTCGCTGGGCTTAACTGCTATTCTTTCTAAGGCTGCGTCTGGAGGAGTGTTAACTCTAGGTGGTGCATTTGCAGGAATTGTGCCAGCAATAGCTGGTTTTACAAAAGCTCTTGGTGTTTTACTTTTAGGACTTGGAAAAATATTACTAATAGTGGGATTAATTGCTGGTGCGGTTTATATGCTCGGTAAAGCACTTGGAATTCAAATTAAACTCCCAAAAATGCCAGAAATTAAAATGCCTAAATATGGTGGAGGAGGATTCGCTGGCGCGGGTGCTGATAGAGATGTTGAAGCTGAAGCCGAAGCAGAAGCTAAAGCTGACGCAAAAGCAGCTAAAACTAAAGAAAAGGCACTTTCAAAAGAAATGAGAGATAAGAAAAAAATTCGCGATAAAGAAATGAGAATCATTGATAGTGGAATTGATGATTATGAGAAAATTAGAAAAACAGAGGTTAAAATTAGACAAAAAATAGTTGATGACCAAAAAGATGCCTTAGACGCAATGAAAGAGCGGTGGGAAGATGAAAAACGTATTGAAGATGAAAAGATTCGTATTCAAGAAAATTCTTTAGATACAGCCAAAGATACGCTAAAAGCAGCAAAAAAAGAACTAAGTAAACTCAAAAAAATCCAGGATGCAGAGCTACAAGTAGCAGAAAACAGCGTTGACCTTGCAGAAATGAACCTAGATGCAGCTCAAGATGCTTTAGCAACAGAGGTTGCGCTTGGTCATGATGAATTTGATCTTAGTTATAGATTAGCGGTAGCAAGAGTTGAGGCTGCTGAAGCAGCTCTTCAAGCGGCTAGAGAACATGTTATTGCAGTTGAAATAGCGAACCAAGAACAAATTGACGCACAAGAAGAAATTGTTGAACAAGCTGAAGAATTAGTTGATGTACAAGCAGATGCACTAAATGATTTGAAAAAAGCTTTAGATGAAAGAAGAGCTATTGTAGAAAAAGAAGTTGACCTTTTAGACGATGAGTTAAAAATAAAGCAACGCGCTCTTGATGATTATAAAGAGAATACACAAGAGAAATTGGATATGATGCGCGACGAGAAATCAACCAGACAGGATGCGTGGGATGAAGAACTATCAATTTTACAAGATCAACTTGACGCCGCTAGAGACTTAGCAGATGAAATTGGCAGTATGCCTATTCCCGAACTACCAGATTTAGCTGGAACACTCGGGCTGCTTGATGACGAAATGCAAAAACAAATGCAGGAAATGCAAGACACCATGAGAGAATCAATGGGCATGGGCATAGGAGCAGCAGAAGGAAGTTTATTAGCAGACTATCAAGACGCATGGAAAGGTGCTCAAGAAATAGCGGAAAGAGAAGGTAAAAGTGCAGGAGCAATATTTGTAAAAGCAATGTGGGATAGTCTCGTAGATACGGTTGCTGCCACTGTTGACGAAATATTTGGCCAGTTAGTTTTTGGTCCCAACATGGATGAAGCTAGAAGAATGGCAGAAAATGAGGGTAAAACATTTTCACAATTAATATGGGAAGGAATTAAAGAGTGGTGGGCGACTGATATTAAAGGAAAGTTTGGACCATGGCTTATTGAGAATATCATTGATCCAATTAGAGATATTTTGCCTGAACTAAAACAGAAGGGAAAAGATATTATTGGAAATGTCGCTCAAGGTATCTGGGATGGACTCAATTGGGTTAAAGATGCAATTAATGCAATTCGTGGTTGGCCGATGGATGGACTTAAACCTGCAGTTACAGATGCAAAACAAAGGGGCAAGGACATAATAGGCAATGTTGCTCAAGGAATTTGGGACGGACTTGTTTGGGTTAGAAATGCAATTAATAGCATTGGTGGCTGGCCGATGAGCGGAATTGGAAACATAGTTAATAGCGCAAAAAATTGGGGTAAAGATATGATAGGAAATTTTGCCCAAGGTATCTGGGACGGAATGAGCTGGGTCAAAGATGCGGTTAGGAATATGGCTGATTGGATTAAAGGAATTTTACATTTTTCTGAACCAGATTTTGGACCACTAAAAGAAATGGGTAACTGGGGTAAGGACATGATAAAAACTTACACCGATGGAATTAAAAGTGAAATACCAAATCTTGAAAATACTTTAAATAGTATAAGCGTTGAAAAAAATCTTGGAAGCGTTATGGGAGACGTTGGCAATTCACTTGCTGGAATGGCCTCTAGTGGATTACCAGAGACAAAGGTAGATCCAGCAGTAGCAGCACCAGAGGTAGCACCAGTTAACAAAAACTTCTATATTCAGCCAGGAACAATGATAGCAACTAGAGGAGAAATCAGAAATTTCGTGCGCTTACTCAAGGAATACGAAAGTTTCGAAGAGGAAAGGTAAATATGATTAAAAGAAGTAAACATTCTGAAGAAACTAAAAAAAAGATGAGCGAAAGTCATAAAAAGTATTTTATGGAACATCCCGAAGCAAAAAAAAGATTAAGTGAAGCTAAAAAAGGAAAACCTACTTGGAATAAGGGTAGGCATTTGACAGAAGAGTGGAAAAGAAAAATAGGAGAGGCAAATAAAATATCACAGAAAGGAAAGAAGCTTTCTAAAGAAACAATAGAAAAAATGGTTAAAACAAGAATGAAAAATGGATATAAACATTCAAAAGAAACTAAAATAAAAATTGGCAATTCTCGTAGAGGTATAAAACATACTGACGAAGCTAAAAAGAAAATAAGCATTGCTCAAATTGGAAAAAAGCTATCAGAAAAAACCAAAATAAAGATTGGTAATGCTCATAGGGGAATGAAACGACCAAAAGGAACTGGAGAAAAAATAAGTAGGGCATTAAAAGGTAAATTAAAACCAAAAGGATTTGGTGAAAAAATAAGAAATCTTCAATTAGGAAGAAAGTTGACTAAAGAATGGAGAAAAAATATAAGTAGGGGTAATAAAAATAGCAAAAAAGTTCATAGGGGAAGTAATCATCCATTTTGGAAAGGTGGTATTTGGCCTATAAATGATAAAATTAAACACTCTATTGAATATAGATTATGGAGAGAAGCAATTATTTCTAGAGACAACTTCACTTGTCAGAAATGTGAGGAAAAAGGAGGAAAATTACACTCTCATCACATTAAAAACTTTGCTCAATATCCAGAATTAAGATTTGCGATTGATAACGGAGTAACGCTTTGCAAGGATTGCCATAATGAGTTTCATAAGAAGTGTGGATATAGAAATAATACAAAAGAACAAGTAAATATGTTTATAAAGGAGAAAAATGCAAATATCTAAACCAATGTTTGGAACAGCAACGCTGCCTTTTCCTAGTGCAGCCAGCATCAGTCCTATGCAAGTTGCTGCAGAAAATATAACACTTGGTGGGAAAACTAGGCGTGATGTAATGGCTAGAAAATATAAATATACTTTTAAGTGGAACTATATGAGCGTAACAAGTTATGATACGCTTGAAGCAATAATTAATGGTTTGGTTGCAGCAACTTTTGTTTATGGCAAATGGCCACAAAGTGCTACTCCAGGAGTAAGTTGTTTAGGAACTTTATCAGCAAGAAAGTTAGAACACGGAACTGGAGACTCTAATTATTGGTCTAGTGTTACACTTATTCTTACGGAGGTAGACAGCAGAATTTAATATTACAAAAATATAATTGGGAAACCAAAAAGGCATTATCAATTTAATGAAATAAAATATGGACCAAAAAATTACAGAACTAGCTGAGCTAACTACTCCAGCTTCAACTGACCTAACGGTAATAGTTGATGATCCTGGTGGCACTTCCGCAACTCAAAAAATGACCCTTGATACTCTTGATGATTATTTAAGTGCTACAGCTAAAACTTTAACTAATAAAAGAACAACTTTAAGAGTTACAACCATTACAAGCCATGCAACGCCAACGGTTAATACTGATAATTGTGATGTAGTCACTATTACTGCTTTAGCGGAAGCAATTACCTCAATGACTACTAATTTAAGTGGCACGGAAACTAATTTCCAGAAATTAATATTTAGAATATTAGATAATGGCACGGCTAGA